CTGAACATTAGCATCACGGTGGTCTTCGGCATACATCATCTGATAGTGTGCGAAAGAAGCAGGGTCAGTGCTAGCGTATTCTAGCAGACCATCAACAAAACAAAGGTAGTTCATTTGATTGTAACATCCGTATGAGGATTATAAGTGCAGTTCCAACTGAAACCATCATCACCAGTGCTCATTCTCTCACTCCAAACACCACCATTTGCAAAACATTCTGCTTTGTCGTGATGATACTCTGAACTATAAAGAAAAAGAACACCAAAGATAATACCAATCACTAATAGGATTGAAAGAATGTTAGAAACCAGTTGTTGAGTTTGATAGTTCATAGCACTTCCCATTCAGTTTCCCAATGACAATCGTTGCTTACATTGACCCAAAAAAAGTATTTCTGGTTCTCTGATGCGAGAAACAGCATACCATCACCTTTGTCTTGCTCTACAATACAGATAGCATTACCATCCATCATATTCGCAAGACGGTTCTTTGCTTTACTGCTCTTCGGTTTTACAGTCACTCTTCGCATTGTTCTTTCTCATCAGTCAGGACAGTTCCCATAGGACCTTTTTTAAGACGTGCCCACTCTTCTTCTGCCTGTTGCATATCATCAAACTTCTTCTTCAAATCCTCACCCAAAGTCAGTTCAAACTCATCAGCAACCTTACGCATATCTTCTTCTTTTCGGTGTTCACCGAATGCAAGACCACAAGCACCTTTCATAATGTTGATCTCATCGTGACCCATTGCACGGGCAACGGTTGCGAAAAAGTTAAACAGTTGATAAGTGTTAAGGTCTTCGGCAGGAACTTGGAAAGTATAATGCTCTTCAGGGAGCATCATATCATCAAAACCACTGCTGTAATGGGTGGAGGTCCATTCAGTATCAAAAGAAACTTTGAGGGTTGCCTTGTAAGTCATTGGTCTGTTTTGAATATACTCATTATAGGGGTAGTTCCACCCATTTCAGGGGTAGGTGTGCCAGTTCGTCAACCGTCCTCATCATTTAAGAATTCTTCTATATCTTTCATAAAATCTTCTGTCAATGGAATGAGTTTCTCTTCACCACGATCAATACGATCACACATTTCCATCAGATGTTCAAGAAACTCTTTCGGGTAAGTTTCATCTAGGTTGATACTCGTCCAGAACCATTGATAACACTCCTCATACGGATCATCATCTTTCAGTAGAGCATAGTTCTCATAGTTTCCACTGATAAGGTCACGCCACATCTTAAAGTTATTCCACATCTCTCTCCAACCAGTTTGGAAGCAGTGACCGAAATAATACTCAAACCAGTTCAGTTTCTTGCTCATCACTATAATACCATTTCCAAGTGCGAGAGAGAATATCTACATCCAGACCAAACTTATAAACCCAGAAACAGGTAGAAAGTGTGCTACCATATCCAGACTTAATTTGAACATAGGGCCAAGTAGGCATATCATTCCAACCGATTGATACTTGAAGTAGTGACCAGTTTTTGATATTCAGAATTTGGATATACCACTCATGCCCAAAGTCCTCACGATGCTTAAAGTTAATTAGTTTCATACCATTTTCTTTTTTTCAGTGTCAAATACAGTCCATTTTGCTATTTTAAGACACATCAGCACGGTTTGATGCTCACGGTCATACAATTTCCAATCTTCTTTAAGTTTTGCTGCGTGTCTTCTACGATAAGCACAGCACCAGACATTATAATAAATTTTTGCCTTTTCGGTTAAAGTCATTTACGGGAAACAAACTTCAAACCATCAAGAACTTGTTGAAACTTTTCAGCACGGGTCCTATGTTCAATAACATTTTCTCCAAGCACATCCACAATATCGTCCAGGATTACATCTACTGGAGCATCAGTATCAAAGTATTGTTGGATTGCTTCGGCAAGATACCTCCGCCGTGTCCACTCTACACTATAGGGTTTGTAGTCCATGATTTAAGAGTTATATGCTGCGATTATAAGGTATCTATCTCAGATTGTCAAGCTTGATTTTTTCTGTCGTATTGATGCCACTTGCACCAACCATCAGGAGCAATCTTACCTTTTACCGCAGTACAACCGTTCGGTGGTCTCCACATATTACAGTTAGAGCACTTCTCATTGCCCTTGGGTTCATTTTGATACCCTGCGGTTGCTTTGGATGCTTTTTCTTCTTCTGAAAGAAACTCTTGAAAAGATTTCATTCTTCTATCTCCAGACATTTTTCAAACTTATCTCTTAACTCATTGAGTTTCGTCTGCTCTTGAAACTCCATAATGTGTTCGTTTATTTCTTTCTCTTGATCGGTCAATTGCATACGATACTTTTGTTTAATATCAATCAGACGCACCATTTCCATATAGTGCTCAGTGCCCTTATGAATAAACTCTTCGTAGGTCAATCTCTTGTTCTCCAATCGGTTTCGTCTTCATCACGTTTAAACCAATCGTGTAAATCATCTGGATTATCAAAACCTCTTCTACCAAACCTTTCATGACCCAATCCACCGATATCTAATTGATTCATAAAATCATCTAAATCACCCTCCACCATATCAGGATTTTCTGCTTTACGTCTTGCTTGACGTAACATTGTTCCAGCAGATCGATTGGCCTTTGCAAGTTTCTCTGCCCAAATCATATCTTCCAAACTCACTTCTTCGTGCAGAACAATCTTTTCGCAGATTGCTTCCAATCTCAATCTATATTGGGTAGATAACATAAGTCTTTCCAGATATGATTTATTTATTTTTAGATTCTAACTCATCCATCAACTCTTTGGCAAGTCTATTTGATCGTCTCCAGATCAAATATTTAATAATTGGATTTCCAGGATTATGTAATACCCACCACTTAGTCTTTTCATATTGAACTTTTGCCAGTTGAGTCAGCATATAAAATGCCCTCGCTACGGATTGATCAGTAACAATCAAATAACCAACGCAAAAGAATATAATAAAGTAAATATATGCTGCACTCATTGTCTTAGTGTTTTTAAGTAGTTTAACACATGCTCACGAACTTGCATGAGTTCATTGTAACACTTTTGATTATGAGCACAGTTTCTTAACTCATGATCTGGTTTCAGAACACTTTCTTCAAATAGAGTCAGACCACGATTCCATTTGTCAATTTGAGATTCATCTTGCATCTTTTTTAACTTTCACAGGACACGTTGGAATAGTTTCACGAATGATGCCAATAAGTTCTACTTTAACTTCATATGGCAACATTTTATGTGTTTGAATTCGATCCATAACTTCATATGCCTGACTGCAGGTAATTACTGTGGTAAGAAATAGAGCAGTCATAGCTCTCTCCTATTCTCAAAATATTTATTGACCGAATCCCTTAGTTTTAATCTTTTTCTTATCTTTGACAATTATAACATCTAAAAAATCGGGGATCTGGCAGTTCTGGAACCAGAACCCCTGAGCATCCGTCCAATTGTCGAAAAATACCTTTTTGTTATTTTTCAGGACAACTTCGTAGGTGTGCCTATCATAAGGGGCATCAGATGTGACCTTAAATGTCTGAGTCATAGAAATTTGTCCAGTGAGGAGACTGATTTACCCTTTATTGCCTTCAAAATATAAGACTTGGCAGTCTTATAGGTGTTGGCAGTATGAACTTGTTGCCCATTGTGAATGATAATAAACTTTTTACCCCATGGGACGGCAGCCCACATGCCGTCCTTGGTCACATACCCATTAGGGTCTCCTGGTACATTGTTCAGGAGAGTTTCGTTTTGTACGTTCATACGGCAGTCACACTGACCACCTTGGCAGTTGGGTTTCGTGCCAGAGCAGTCCGCTTGGCATCCTGATAATCCCGTGCTTCAACGTGCTCATAGAACACTTTGCCAGCAACGTAGAGTTCGACTTTGCAACGCATTGGTTTTCTCCTTGAGTGTGTAGATACTATAGCACAATCAGCGTCGAATGACACTGACTGCCACATCACCCTTGTTGAAGATGATGTCCACCACGTTCTGAACTGCCTTGGCAGTGCCTGCAGATGCCTTGTCAAAGGTCGGGCAGATCACCAGACCATAGGATTTGGTGTACGATGCCAGATCACCTGCCTGAAGGGCACCAGAACGGATCCCAGCAGCATCTGAGGGGTGCAGACGCAGTGTACGTCCAACCGTCTGACCGATGC